TGTCAGCAGTTACTGGATATGATTGTAAAACAGCAAGAGCAATCAAAGAAGAAAATATAAAATTTTATTGTGTAGAAGTTATGCCAGAAAATTTGACAAAGGAGTTGAAATGAGTTGTTTAGAAATTTTAGTTGCAATAACATTACATTTAGGATTAGAAGGTGATTATAATAATATACATCCACATGGTAGATGTAATATAGATAATTGGATTGCTGGTGCTTATTATAATAGTGAAGAAAATGTTAGTGTTTATGCTGGTAAAATAATATCAAATGTAGATTATAATTGGGATTTAGAAATAGGTTTAGTTACAAGTTATAGTGGTGTTGATATTGCACCAATGATACGATACATTAATGATGGATGGTTTGTTGCACCTGCATATGAAACATCAGGAAACATAGGACTTGTAATAGGTTATGAGTTTAAGTTGAGAGGAGATTAATGAAAATTAGAGATGAGATATTAACAATACTAATGGAAGAGTGTGCTGAAGTTAGTATTGAGTGTAGTAAAGTGATCCGTTTTGATATAGATAATACTGAAAGATTAGAAAAAGAATTAGGTGATTTATTACTGATGGTAGAATTATTATCTGAAAATAATATGGTATCAATGCACCATATAAGAGAAGCATCAAAACAAAAAAGAGAGAAACTTAAAACTTGGAGTAAGATACCTTTATGAGTTATGTTCCATACAATTTAAGGGAAGTGCAATTATGTTCGCAAAAGGAATTATTTACTGTAATGTCAACTTTTGCAGGTGCTGGGGGTAGCAGTATTGGATATGAGTTAGCAGGTGGTAAAGTATTAGTGAGTAATGAGTTTGTTCCACACGCTTATGAATCTTATAAGTTAAACCATCCAAATACAGAAATGTTGACAGATGATATAAAAAATTTAACAGCAGAAGTTTTTTTAAGTTCAGGTAATATGAAACCAGGTGAATTAGATATATTTGATGGATCTCCACCTTGTACTCATTTTTCTATGAGTGGTAAAAGGGAAAGGTCGTGGAATAAAGAAAAGAATTATCACGGACATAAACAGTTTCAGATAGAACGATTAACCGAGGAGATGTTACGAATTGCAGATGATATTAAACCAAAGTGTATTATTATTGAAAATGTCAAGTCATTATCAACAGGTAGTGCTGCAGAATATCGTAACACATTTTTAAATATATTAAATAATATAGGTTATATTTGTAATTGGAAGATTTTAAATGCTTCTCAATATGGAGTTCCACAAGCAAGGGAAAGAACTTTTATAATTGGTGTTCGAAATGATGTAGCAGAAGCATTAGATTTTTCAGAATTTGCTCACGATTTAGATAGATTGTTTCCTGTTCCTAATGAAAACAAAACAACATTATGGGATGGAATATTTGATTTGCAGAATAGGAAAGGACATAGGGAACAAGTACGGGCAAAAATAAAGAAACTTGCAGAAGGTAATCCTATTGTAAAAGATGTATTAAAACGTATACCATACAATCCACCAAAACAAATACAATTTTGTAAACCTCTTGCAGACATGGTACAAGAAGAAATAGATAAAAAGAATAATGGTGAAACGTATGATAGTAAACTTGTTGAGAAGTTTGCTGATGATTTAGCAAAAGATATGAAAACATTAGAAGATACAGGAGAGGTATTGAAACCACGATTGTCTTATTTTAATTATTTTCGTTGTTCATATAAGAAACCTGCTCCAACAATTACAGGCAGAGCACATAGTTATTTTTTGCCAGATGAGGATAGAACATTTACAATAGATGAATTAAAACGTATGATGTCTTTGCCAGATGATTTTAAATTTGCGGAGGGTAAGGTAGAAGATATTGAAGAAAGAATGGGTTTGATGGTGGCACCCCTCCAAATGAGAGCTGTAGCTGCGAATCTGTATAAAAATGTGATAAAACCCTATAGAACAAAGGGAGAACATTAGATTTGTTGCAAAAATACAACAAAATTAATTTATAAGTCATTGATATATAAGACTTTTAAATTAATTATTTGGTTGACATTTGTTAAAAACTAGTATAGGATAGCTATATCAATGAAAAAAGTAAGTAAAAGTCAAAAATCAAATCTTGCAAAATTACTTGCAACAGAAAATCTTAATGTAGAACATAGAAAAGTTTCCACAGCATTTTTTGATGTTGGGGCTAGAACATTAGTATTGCCAATTTGGCAAGAAATGTCAAATGATTTATATGATATGTTAGTTGGCCACGAAGTTGGACACGCTTTATATACTCCAAATGATACAAGTTTTATGAAAAAAGGTATACCACATTCTATGATGAACGTTTTGGAAGATGTTCGTATTGATAGAAAAATGAAATTAAAATATCCCGGCCTTAAAAAATGTTATTTTAACGGACATGGAGAATTAAGAGAAAAAGAGTTTTTTAAAACTAAAGATAGACCTTGGAATACCTTAAAATTTATTGATAGATTAAATATCCACACAAAAAATGGTTCTGTAGAGCCTGTTCCTTTTACTGATGAAGAAATGGCTTTTGTACAAAAATCATATAAAACAGAAACTTTTGAAGATGTTATAAATCTTGCAATAGAAATTGGTGGATATGCAAAAGAAGAAAAAGTTGATAAATACGAACCTGATCCATTAGGTGATGAAAAAAGTTTTGGTGAAGAAGAACAAGAAGAACAAGAAGAACAAGTTGGACCGAGTGATGAAGGTCAAGAATTAAATCAAGAAGAACAAGAAGAACAAGAAGTATCAGAAGAAGAAAAAACAAAACAAGAAGAAGAAGAAAAGTTTACTGAAAGTTCTTCAAAAGAAGAAGATAAAGAAGAAGAAAAAGATAAAGAAAAAGAACAGAAAAAAAATTCAACAGGACCTCAAGCAAGTTATGATCCTGAAAATGATACTGTTACTCCTCCTGCTAATCCTCTTGAATCTGAAACAGATAACAATTTAACAGAACAATTAAAAAGTCTTGTTAAAAAAGATGCTAGAGATATCGTTTATGCAAATCTTCCTTCAATAAATTTAAATAAGATTATAATTCCTTGGAAAGAATTGCATGAAAAATTAGATAAACATTATAGCGAATTAAGAGATGGAAAAGATTCTCACGGAAAACCTGATCCTGAAAAAAAGTGGATTGATGAAGTTAGAACAAAATTTAATACATATTCTCAACGAGAATTTGCAAAATTTAAAAGAGATAATTCAAAAGTTGTAAGTTATTTGGTTAAAGAATTTGAAATGAAGAAAGCTGCGGAACAATATAAAAGAGCTAGTATAGCAAAAACCGGTGTTATTGATGTTAATAAATTACATTCCTATCAATATGCTGAAGATATATTTAAAAAAATGACAATTATACCTGGTGGAAAAAATCATGGTTTATTGATGTTTATTGATTGGTCAGGTAGCATGAGTGATGCTCTATATGATACAATGACTCAATTATTTAATTTGACTATGTTTTGTAGACAAGTAAATATTCCTTTTGAAGTTTATGCCTTTTCAGATATTAATAGCAATCTTTTTTATAAAAATGATTACGGATATGATAATACCCAATTTGAAGGTAGAAGATTAAGAGATTATGGTAACTTTACATATAAAGTTGGAGATAAACTATTTGAAAATATTACATTGTTGAATTTTATGTCTTCCAAAATGAATGCTAAAGCATTTAACCATGCATTATTAAATTGTTATAAAATAGCATTGTACAATAGAGATTATTTTGGCTACAGAAGAGCTACTTCATACGGAAATGTTGGACTTCCAACAGAAAATTATGTAGAACCTGTAAGCATTCCTAGTTGGTGTAGATTGGGTGGAACTCCACTTAATTCAGCAATTTATGTTGCGACCGAATTAGTTGCAAAATTTCAAAAAGATTATGGTATCTCAAAAATGAATACAGTATTTTTAACTGATGGTTCCTCACACGATAATACTAGTGTGGTTGTTAATAATTCAAAAGATGGTAATATGGATGTTGAATGTCGTTATGCATCAGATATTATTGTTAGGGATCCTAAAACAAAACTTATTGCGATGGAACTATCTGATTCTTATCATAGTGGTTACGGAACAACAAAACAATTGTTAGAGTTTCTTCAAGAAAAAACAGGTAGTAAAGTTATTGGTTTTTATGTGTATTCAAGAAGGCAGTTAGGTGGTTGGGAGAAATCAACATTTTTTGGAAGAAATTGGTATACAGAATTTGAAAAAAGAAAAAAACAATTTACAAAAGACAAAGTTATTGTTTCTCCGTATGCAGGTTATGATAGTTTGTTTATGATACAATCTAAAAATCTACATATTGAGGAAGATGAATTAGATATAAATGAGCAAATGAGTGTTGCTCAGATGAAAAGAAATTTTGGTAAAACAATGAAAGCAAAGTTAACTTCCAGAGTTTTATTGACTAAATTTGTTGATTTGGTGGCTTAATGCGACAAATTGACACATATATGAGTTTTAAGTCATTGATTTTATTGACTTATAAATTAATTATTTACTTGACATTTCGGTTCAAGTATGATAGCATAGCTAACATATAACAAGTGAGGTTTATATTATGTTAAAATACGAAAATTTAAATTCTAAACAAAAAGAATTTATTATACATTGTGAGAATCATTATCCGAATGCGGATATTCTTACAAGTGCTCAAATTTATGCTATGAAGGGATTAGATTATGATTATAAAGAAAATTTCCCTGCATGGCTTTCTAAAGATGTAGATAATAGAGTTAAAAGAGGTACTTATAGACTACCTAAAGCTTCTGCTACTATTGATATTCCAAAAGTTGAACAAGTTAATACACCTGTTCAAAATCAATCTGTTGCTATAGGTACTACTGATGCTAGGGCAGAAAATATTGTTCCTATAAAAGATGAAACTTTTGTGCCTTATGGTAATTATAAAGATATCAAAAATGTCATTAAATCAAAAATATTTTATCCTATGTTTATTACTGGTTTATCTGGTAATGGTAAAACTTTTAATGTTCAACAGGCTTGTGCCGAACTTAAAAGAGAATTAATTAGGGTTAATGTTACAATTGAAACCGATGAGGACGATTTACTTGGTGGTTTCAGATTATCAGATGGTAAAACTGTTTGGCATAACGGTCCTGTAATTGATGCTATGGAACGAGGTGCTGTTTTACTTTTAGATGAAATTGATTTAGCGTCTAATAAAATTATGTGTTTACAACCAATCCTTGAAGGTTCTGGAATCTTTCTTAAAAAAATTAATAAGTTTATCCAACCTGCACCAGGATTTAATGTTATTTCAACTGCTAATACCAAAGGTAAAGGTAGTGAGGACGGAAGATTTATTGGTACTAACATACTTAATGAAGCTTTCCTTGAAAGATTTCCAATTACTTTTGAACAAGAGTATCCTAAAAAATCTATAGAACAAAAAATACTTAACAATGTTATGAGTGTTTATGGATTAACGGATATAGATTTTGTTGAAAAACTTTGTACTTGGGCGGAAGTTATTAGAAAAACTTTTTATGATGGTGGTACCGATGAGGTTATTGCCACTAGACGATTAGTTCATATCGTTAATGCTTTTGCAATCTTTAAAAATAAATTAAAAGCTGTTCAAGTTTGTTGTAACAGGTTTGATGAAGATACTAAAAACAGTTTCCTAGACTTATACACTAAAGTTGATGCTGGAGCATCCCTTGATGAGTTAAGTCAGGAAACCAATGATGGTGAGGAGACAGTTGATCCAATAAATGAACCAGTCTAAATCCATTCTTAATGTAGACCTCTGGAGTGGGACACAAAGTCCCACTCTTTTTATAAAGAGGAAATGTTATGTTAGAAGTTAAAGTTTTTAACAACCAAATTGAGAAGGCTATAAGAAAACTTAAACGTAAAATGTTGCGGGAGGGTGTTCTTAAAGACCTCAAACAGCGTCAATTCTATGAAAAGCCTAGTGCTAAGAAAAGACGAGAACATAAAGAATCGGTAAGAAAATATCGAAAACTTATGAAGCGCCGTGAGGCATTAAATTAAACTAGGCATATAGGAGATATATTATGGGTAGAACCAAATTATCAAAAACGGAAAAATTTCTTAACACTTTGTTAAGGGGTAATTCAATATCTTGGAGTGAAGCACAAAAAAATTTTGGGCTAAAATCTCCTAGAACAGTTGTTGACGACCTTCGTGGCGATGGCCACATGGTCTATATCAACAAATCAGCAAGTGGTACCAGTTATAGAATTGGTGTTCCAACTAAAGCAATCATAGCTGCCGGAATCAATTCTGTCTATGGTTCAGTTTATGCATAGACATAAATAGACATGCAGGCTGTTCATAAGTCCTGCATAAGTGTTGCCTCTCGTAGATGTCAACACAATACGGTGTAAGCGATTATGGTTCTAGTTTACTAGAATCCCGGAAATAAATTTAGGAGGGTTTAAAAAATACACCAAATCCTCCACTTGAAATATGAGAAATAATACTTATATAAATAATACTGATATGCTCATAAGGAGGTATCATTATATTAACCTTGCTTATTTAAGGAGGCAAAATGACTAGAAATCAATTAACGAATTGGGAACCTTTTAAACCCTTTTCAGTAGGTTTTGACAATCTTTTTAATGACTTTGATAGAATGTTATCTTTTAACACATCTAGCATAAGTCATTATCCACCTTACAACATCCGCAAAGTAAATGACAGCGATTATATAATCGAACTGGCAGTTGCAGGTTTTGGTAAAAAAGATATTAAAGTAAAATCGCAAGAGAATACTTTAATTATTTCTTCAGCAAAAGACGAGCAAGATGTTTTGGATAAGGACGAAAGTGTCCTACACCAAGGCATTTCTAAAAGGTCTTTTACTAGAAGCTTTACCATAGCAGATGATGTTATGGTGAAAGGTGCAGACCTAAAAGATGGTTTACTTTCTGTTAAACTGGAACGAATAATTCCAGAGGAAAAGAAACCAAAGTATATTGATATTAAATAATATTTAATTTCAACGGAAGGGCGTTTCGGCGCCCTTTCTTTTTACTTGATTATTTTTACAAAGTGTGATAGAATGATATATTATGGATTATAAATTTAAGGAAGATAAATTTTTAGAAGATGTAAAAGCATATATTGATGAAACTTATTCATCACATTATTCTAAATCTAAAAGACAAGCAACTGAAAATATTGTTGACCAAGGACACGGAACAGGATTCTGTATGGGCAACATATTAAAGTATGCTCAACGATATGGCAAAAAAGACGGATATAATAAAAAAGATTTATTAAAGATTGTCCATTATGCCATTATACAAATGTCAATAAACCACGTTTAATTTACAAGGAGCAATAATAATGAAATTAAGTGAAGAAACAAAATCAATACTAAAAAACTTTTCCGACATTAATCAAAATATAATGATTAAATCTGGAAAAGAATTAAAAACAATCTCAACAATGAAAAATATTTTAGCAACCGCTAAAATACAAGAGGATATACCACAAGACTTTGGAATATATGATTTATCAGAATTTTTGGGTGTGTTATCTTTATTCGGTAGTCCAGTATTTACTTTTGATGGTAATAAAAATATGACAATCACCGAAGAAGGAACAAATACAAAAACAAAATATTATTTTTCTGATCCATCGGTTTTAGTATCACCACAAAAAGATATTAAAATGCCAGAGAGTGAAGTATGTTTTATATTAACACAATCAGATTTATCAAAAGTTAAAAAAGCAGCTGCAGTTATGCAATTACCAGATATTTCTTTAACAAGTAATAATAATGATATTTTTTTAATAGCAACTGATAAAAAAAATGATACATCAAATGACTATACTGTTAAAGTTGGAACACATCAAGGACATACTTTTGATTTTCATTTTAAAACAGAAAATCTTAAATTAATTGAGGGTGATTATGATGTATCTATTTCAAGTAAATTAATTAGTTACTTTAAACATAAAAGCAAACCATTAGAATATTGGATAGCACTTGAACAAACTTCTACTTTTAAATAGAATAGGAGTTTTATATTATGAAAGACCAATTTTTATGGGTCGAGAAATATAGACCTAAAAAAATAAGTGATTGTATTTTACCTAGTGAAATTAAACAAACTTTTCAAGATTTTTTAAATCAAGGCCAAATCCCAAATTTATTATTATCAGGTTCTTCAGGCACAGGTAAGACAACTGTTGCTCGTGCTTTATGTGAAGAACTAAAATGTGATTACATTATTATTAATGGTTCTGATGAAGGTCGAAATATTGATACAGTAAGAACTTATATTAAAAATTTTGCTTCTACGGTTTCTTTATCTAATACAGGACCTAAAGTTGTTATTATAGATGAAGCTGACTATATGAATCCAGAGTCAGTTCAACCAGCATTAAGAAATTTTATAGAATCTTTTTCCAAAAATTGTCGCTTTATATTCACTTGTAATTATAAGAATAAAATTATACCAGCAATTCATAGTCGTTGTACAATCATTAATTATCAGATTAGAAAATCGGATAAACAAAAGATTGCCGGTTTATTTCTTAAACGTTTGGAGATGATATTATTCGAGGAAAAACTTGAATATGATACAGCGGTTCTTGTTGAACTTATTATTAAACATTATCCAGATTTTAGACGAACAATAAATGAATTACAACGTTATAGTGTTCGTGGTAAGATAGATAGTGGTATTCTTGTTGTTTTATCTGAAACCAATATTGCTGGGTTAATGACAGCGATTAAAGATAAACATTTTAATAATATGCGAAAGTGGGTTGTAGAAAATATAGATAAGGATCCAACATTATTATTTAAAGAAATTTACGAGAAATTATATCAAACATTAGAAGAAGTTACCATACCTCATGCTGTTATGATATTAGCAGATTATCAATACAAGTCAGCCTTTGTTGCTGACCAAGAGTTAAATATGGTAGCGTGTTTAACGGAAATAATGAATGAATGTAGATTTAAAGACCAGAGTACTATTCATTGAAACCGTTATATCAACTTTCCGATTACTTAAAAGCAATCAATTACACTAAAGAAAAATTGATGGATGCCGATGATCCTACTTGGGAAAAGAAGTATCCAGCATTTATAATTAATAAGGCCTTATCTTATTTTGCAGATACGGTTATGAAGGCAAATGAGATGAATCGTTTGTATTACCTGCCAAGAAAAATGCAATTTGATTTTTTACTAAATAGTATTAGACCGAGGAAACGGTTCAGTAAATGGTTAAGAGCAAATAAACTTAAAAATTTGGATGTTATAAAAAAGTATTATGGCTATAGCAACGAAAAAGGAAAAGAAGCTCTTGATTTATTTACAAAGGAACAAATTGAATACATAAAGAAAAGGTTATATCAAGGTGGGAAAAAATGAATGAAGAAGCATTATGGAATCCAGAAAATATGCTGGAAATCAAGCTTAAACAACCTGACGATTTTTTAAAAGTTAGGGAGACACTAACAAGAATAGGTGTTGCCTCTCGGAAAGAGAGAATACTGTATCAATCTTGCCACATTTTACACAAGCAAGGAAGATATTTCATAGTACATTTTAAAGAGTTATTTGCGCTGGATGGTAAAACAGCAAATATATCTGATAATGATATTGAAAGAAGAAATACAATTGCTCAACTTTTAGCCGATTGGGAACTTGTGGAAATATTAAATTCTGCAATGGCTGAGAAAAAAGCACCTCTATCACAAATTAAAGTACTTGCCTTTAAAGAGAAAAGTGAATGGACATTAGAACCTAAATATAATATAGGTAAGAAAAAAATAGAAGAACCAAAAGAAGAAGTGAAAGAAGAAGTGCAAGAAGAAGCACCACAGGAAGAGGTGCAAGAAGAAGCACCACAGGAAGAGGTGCAAGAAGAACAAAAAGAGGAAACCCAAGAGCAAACAGATGAAAGTCAGCAAGTTTAACGAATTTATATCCGAAGAAAAAGGTGATAAGTATAAGGTTGTTGTTTTAACACGAAGGCCTAAAGACAATCCCAAACAAAATTTATTGGTAACTGCTAGCAAGTTTCAAAAGGCTGCTAAGTCTTTAGGAATGGAATCTTATGTTGTTTTCATTGAAGGTGCTTATATTACTCTTGATGATAATGTAAGACGGATTCATAATGCAGATGATGAGAAAGGTTTTGAAGTTAGTCCAGATGATACTTTGATAATTGTTAGGGGTGGTGTTAATGCTCGTGATTCATGGAAAGATTTATTATCTCAATTAGAACGTGCTGGATATACTTGTGCTAATTCTAGGGAATGTATGGAAATATGTTCTGACAAATACCGAACCACGCTTCGTTTGGCTGAAGTAGGTTTAGTAACTCCTGCTACAGTTTTAATTCCAGATGAAGATTCAGCTAAAATTGCATTTAAAAAATTAGGTACAACATATCCTGTCATTTTAAAAACAATTCAAGGAACAAAAGGTGTTGGTGTTTTATTTGTAGAATCTGAAAAATCTTTAGAAAGTATGGTGCAACTTTTATACAAAGTGGATGAAGAAATTTCTTTGATATTACAAACTTATATTAAAACAAATGAAGATGTGCGTGTTATGGTTTTGAATAATATAATTATTGGTGCGATGAAACGTAACATTGTAAAAGGTGATTTTAGATCCAATGTACATTTAGGTGCTACGGTTGCAAAATATGAATTGTCAGAAAGAGAAAAAAGAGATTGTATTCGAGCTGCAAAGGCAGTAAATGGAACATGGGTGGGTGTAGATTTTATTCCAACAAAAGACAAAGAAAATGATAGTCCGTTTATTTTAGAGGTTAATAGTTCACCTGGCACTTCTGGTTTTGATGAAGCAACCGGAAAAGATGTTACTAAACTGGTTTTAACAAATTTTATGAATAAAGAAAATTGGTGGAAAAATCCAAAGATTTGTGGAGTATGGGAAACCTTTGAGCATGATGTGTTTGGTAAAGTTCTTGCAAAGATGGATACAGGAAATAACCACGAAACATCGGTTATTCATGCTGATACATATGACATTGATGGTAAAACTATTACTTGGTCTTTAAATGATAAGAAAATGAAATCTTCATTAATAAAAATGAAAGATGTTAGATTAGGTGGATTTCGTGATCGTAAGGAAACACGGCCGGTAATAAAACTGGATTTGAAATTTCAGGATACAATATATAAAGGGTTATTATTTACATTAGATAATAGGGGTGGAGGAACACCAATATTAATAAATAGAAAATTTATGAAAATTACTAATCTAGCAGTAGATCCTTCAAGAAAATTTATTTTAACGGAGAAACTATAGTATAGATGACAAGAAAGGAGAAAAATAATATGAGCATACAAGGAAAAGTGAAATGGTTTAATTCAACAAAGGGTTACGGTTTCATTGAACGAGATGACAAAGAAAAAGATGTTTTTGTACATACTTCAGCAATTCGGGAAGCAAACCTGACATTGAATGAAGGTGATGAAATAACATTTGAAATTGCTGAAGGCGAAAAAGGTACTTCAGCAGTAAATTTGCAAAAAAATTAAAATTTGATTTTTTAGTAAAACTGTGTTATAATAGACACAGATAGAGGAGATATTGTAATGGATGATTATTCAAAGACAAAACTGTATATTGCTTTGAAAGATAAGTATGAAGCTGAAGTTAGTTCAGCAGAAGCAACATTAGAAATTTATTTTAAAAATTCTGTAGGTATTGGGGAACACGCTCAGCATCTAGATGAAATGGATAAACAAGTTGCTAAAATTTCTGCAGCTGATGGTAAGTTAGATGTATTACATGCTTATTTTGGTGATACAGGTGAAGATGATAAAATTCTTTTAAATGAAGATGCTGAAATTCAGCAGCTGAAAGAATGACAAAATAATAAAATAGATTTTTGTAATGAACGATTTTTATACGAGTGTTTTACAGTATGGTGACGAATTATTAATTAGAGGTATTCAAAACGGAGAACGTTTTGATGACCGTATTCGTTACCAACCTTCTCTTTATCATAAGTATAAAGATAAAACTAGATATCAATCCTTGAATGGACAATATCTAATTCCTAAAAAATTACCTTCCATATACAAAGCAAAAGAATTAATTGAAAAATATAAAGATCATAAAAATTTTTTATTTGGCAATCAACGTTTTCATTATCAGTACATTTCTGATTATTATTGGAATGATATAAAGTGGAATAAAGATAAAATTAGAATATACACTATTGATATTGAGGTTACTTCCGAACATGGTTTTCCTAATGCAGGAAATGCTATAGAAGAATTATTATGTATTACAATTAAGGATCACGCAAATAAAAAATTGTTGGTTTGGGGCATAGGTGATTTTCAAAATAAAAAAGAAAATGTTTTTTATGTAAAATGTGATACGGAAAAGGAATTAATACAAGAGTTTATTTCATTTTGGTCGAAAAGTTATCCTGATATTATTACAGGTTGGAATAGTAAGTTTTTTGATATGTATTATTTGTATAATCGTATTAAAAAAGTTATCAATGAAAAATTTGCAAGAAAATTATCTCCTTGGAATATTGTACAAGAAGCTGATGTTTATACTATGGGCAGAATACATAAGTTTGTAAAAGTTATTGGTATATCACAACTTGATTATCTTGACTTATATCGAAAATTTACAGCAACAAATCAAGAAAGTTATAAATTAAGTCATATTGCACAGGTTGAGTTGGGTGAAACAAAGGCCGATAATCCTTATGACACCTTTAAGGAATGGTATACAAAAGATTATCAAAGTTTTGTGGATTACAATATACAGGATGTGGAGTTAGTAGATAAGTTAGAGGATAGATTATCTCTTATAGAATTGGCTATTACTATGTCGTATAATGCGAAGGTAAATTATGAAGATGTCTATTCCCAAGTTCGAATGTGGGACACAATAATTTATAATTTTCTTAAAAAGAAGAATATAGTTTGTCCACTTATATCTGGTGATAATTCAAAAGAGGATTTGGTGGGGGCTTATGTAAAGGAACCGCAAGTTGGATTACATGATTGGGTTGTAAGTTTTGATTTAAATAGTTTGTATCCGCATTTGATTATGCAGTATAACATATCACCAGAAACTATGTTAGATGAAACAATGAATATAACTGTAAACGATTTATTAGATAAGAAAATTGATTTGAATTTTTTAAGTTCTTCCAAGAAAACGATTGCTGCTAATGGTTCTATGTACCGTACTGATATTAAGGGCATTTTGCCACAGATTATTGAAAAAGAATATAATGACCGTGTTACATATAAAAGAAAAATGTTAGAAGCACAACAACGATATGAAAATACAAAAGATAAAAAATATGAAAAATTAGCAAGACGATATCATTTAATACAACATTCCAAAAAGATTGCATTGAATAGTGCTTATGGTGCTATTGGCAATCGTTATTTCAGATACTTTAATCATAAACAAGCAGAGGCGATTACAACAGGTGGCCAGTTGGCAATACGATGGATTGAAGAAAAAGTTAATCAGTTTTTTAATAAAATGTTAAAAAATAAAAATGATTATGTTATTGCTTCTGATACTGATTCAATATATGTTAATTTTAGTGATGTAGTAAAAAAATTACCACAAGATGTAACTAAAGAAAAGATTATAAAAATTTTAGATAAATTTTGTTCTGAAAAATTAGAACCGTATATGAATGTGAGTTATCAAGAATTGGCAGATTATACAAATGCATATGCTCAGAAGATGGTGATGAAACGAGAGGTAATTGCTGATAAGGGAATTTGGACAGCAAAGAAACGATATATTTTAAATGTATATAATAGTGAAGGTGTGCAATATGCTGAACCTAAATTAAAAATTATGGGAATAGAAGCGGTTAAGTCCTCAACACCACAAGTTTGTAGGTCTAAAATTCGAGAGGCGCTAAATATTATTATGACAAAGGATGAAAAAACATTAATGGATTTTGTTAAACAGTTTAGAATGGAATTTGACCTTATGTCTCCGGAACAAATATCGTTTCCTCGTAGTGCTAATAATATTAAAAAGTATTCGGATTCGAATGGCATTTATAAAAAATCAACTCCAATGCATGTTAAAGGTGCTTTGATTTATAATTATTTAATAAAAAAGAAAAAGATAGCAAATAGATTTCCTGAAGTGCAGGAAGGTGATAAGATTAAATATTGTCATATTCGAGCACCAAATTTATATCAAACAAAAGTAATTAGTTTTCCAGTTAAATTACCAAAAGCATTTGGATTTCATAGTATGATTGATTTTGAAACACAATTTAAAAAATCTTTTATGGATCCTTTACGATTTATTCTTGCAGCAATTAAATGGAATTTAGATTCTAATTTAAACAATTCACTTGATGAGTTTTTTTAATGTCAAGATATTTTAGATATACAATAGAAGATTTGCAAAAATCATCAAGTGAAAAATTATTTACTTATGTTACAACCTTTGCAGGTGGTGGTGGTAGTTCCTGTGGTTATAAACTTGCAGGTGGTGATTGTAAATTTATGAATGAATTTCAGCGAGTTGCAGTTGATACTTATATAGCTAATTTTCCAAATACTCCTCATTTATGTAAAGATGTAAAATTAATGACAAGTGAAGAAGTTATGACTATGGGTAATTTTAAATCAAGGGAGTTAGATATATTCGATGGTTCTCCACCTTGTCCACCATTTTCAATGTCTGGTACAAAACGAAAAGGTTGGAATAAAGAACAAATGAAATATGGACACAAGCAAAAGAATATAGAGGATTTATCTTGGGAGATAATTCGTTTATGTAAAGATATTCAGCCAAAAGTTATTATATGCGAAAATGTTAAAGGCTTAACAATGGAATATGCAACAGAACATTTGCATAAAATGATTAGAGATTTTGAAACAAATGGTTATATGACGGTTTATAAAGTGCTAAATAGTAGTAGATTTGGTGTTCCTCAAAAACGACAGCGAGTATTTATTGTAAGTATTCGTAATGATGTAGCAGATGATATTGGATTAAATTTTATGACAATGCACAATGCCATTTATCCTGATGATTTAGATGAAGGATTAACGATTCACGATGCTATAGCAGATATACAAGATGATGAAGATAATAAAAAAGAGGCAGAAGAATTGTGTAATGCTATGAAGAAAAGTGCTAAATATAAATGGTTGATAAAGTTACCAAAGAATCCAAATAGAGTAATGTCGGTTGGTGATGATGTTGTAAAACCACATTATGAAAAATTATATGAAGAAGGCAAAATTAAAAAAGAAGAAATTAAACATTCCTTTTTTCAATCAAGGCGTGTGCCGTGGAATCAAGCATCACACACTTTATCGGAACAAGGATTACAAACGAGTTTAGCTGTACATCTCCATCCGTCAGAGGATAGAGTATATACAACTAGAGAGTCAGCAAGAATAATGTCCTTGCCTGATGATTTTATTTTAACAGGTACATTGAACGAAAAGTTGGCAAGAATAGGTCTAATGGTTGCACCATTACAAATGAAATACCTTGTTGAAAATATTTATAAAAACATTTTAAAACCTTATAAGGAGAAAACAAATGACTAAACAAATATATCTAGAAAAAGATTATGGGTATGATGCTGTTAAAAGTTCTCATAGAGGTAAGTTTCCAAGTGAAAAGGATTGGGATATAGTGTATCATGTTACAGATGAAGATACATCAATTTTTAAACCTGAAAATACATTATGGAGTGGAAAAAAGAAACCTCTTGCCCATGTTGTATGTAATGTATATCCAGATGATACCGTGAGAGATACTTTATACGATATGAACGAAACTTCTGAAATGAGATCAAATGCGGCTGGGCCTATTAATCATGCACAAATGGAAAAAATGGGTTTAAAACTTGGACGAGATTATAAAATGAAAAATGAAAATTCATATTATCGTAAACTTAAAAATGGTAAATGGGGTATGATTGCATATGCAAATATCATTCATTCTTTTATGATTGGATATAAGAGAGGAAGATTTACTGGTGCTATTGCTGGTTCAGGTTGGACTAAAGATAAAAAAAATGAAGAAACTTTTAAAAAACTTGAACTGATAGCAAAATATAAT